GATGAAAGTAAATAACGAAGAAGTTTGGAACGACGTTAAAGAAGGCAAAGTTAAAGGCTTTTCAATCGAAGGTTACTTTGCGGACAAGTTCGAAATGAGCGCAGAAGAAGACGAAGCCACCGAGGTGGTAAATGAACTTAAAAAACTATTAAACATAAAATAAAATGGCTACTATTAATTCAATCTTAAATAAGATTCATAAAACAGAATTAGAAACACACGAAACAAAATTAGCCTTAATAGACGATTTAAAAAGCGTTATAGCCAAAGTAAAATCAGAAGAAGGAGAATCTAACAAAATGAAAACGGAAGCATTAAAAGCTAAAAAAATGTTTGACGATGCAACCAACTTAAAGAACTCTTTACAAAATACCTACGAAGCCAATAAGGTTAAATACAACAAACAACTGCAAGAAAACAACGCTTTATTTAAAGGTATTTCTAACCAAGCTAAAGAACTTGGAATTGCAGTTACTGAATTACCTATTTACAAAGAGTATGTAAATGCTTCAAATATTTTGAACGAATTAAATAAATCTAACCAAACTAATTGGGAATTAATTTCTAAATATTAAAAGTGGCAAAGCAAACTAACGTTAAAGTTCATGTTGCAAAACCTAAGGTTAAGCGTCCAAATGTACACGCAAAAACCAAAGCGAGTAAGTTAAAAACAAGTAAAAATTACTTAAAAATTTACAAGGGACAAGGGTAAAAGTGCAAAAAACTAAAATGCGTTTTAAGGCTATTTTTAGGAGATTTAAGAGACTTTAGGTATAAAGTGGGGTTACTATATTAAAATATAAAGATAATAAAAAATCCTTATTTTATAAGGGTTGTAGAAGGGCAAAGTGTAAGTTTAACACTAACTAAAAAAAATATGATACAAGGTAAAAGAAGCAGCCCAATAGGGGGCAAAAGAGGGTGTCTATGTAAAGACGGAAAGTACCGTAAAAAATGTTGTACGGGTGAACTTCCTAACCAAGGAATAGGAAGCGATGTTACACCACCGAACCCCGTACCACCCCCACCCCTTTGGTATCCGAAACCATAAAAATGCAACAAAACTTTTAACCTTTAATTATATAGATATGAAAACAATTTTAGACAAAATCAATAAGGCTTACGAAATCGAAGCCAATAAAACGGAGTTAGGAAAACACGAAGTCGAGTTGAGCATAGTAACTGATTTTGAAAAAGCATATAATGAAGCATTAGATATGCAAGCAAAAGCGGAAACAAATATAATCAATTACAATGAATTAGCTAAATCAATTCAAGGTGTATTAACTCAAGCAGGACAAAAATTTTTAAGAGCAAATGCAATTTATCAAGAAATTGAGAAAATGTCTAAAGATTTAGGAGTTGAGCCGTCTAACGTAATTAAAAACAAAAAAGAAACTATTTCAATAGCTATAAAAGAGATAGACGCATATAATAAAAAATTAACGTCTAATAAAGTAAATATCTAAATAAAACACAAATGAAAAATAGCACACTACTTGAAAAAATCAAAGCTATGTTATCTAACGAAGTTAAGTTAGAGCAAATGTTAATGGGTGACGGGGTTACCAAAATCGAAGCGGAAACTTTCGAAGCGGGTAAAGAAGTTTTCGTCGTAACTGAAGACGAACAAAAGATAGCCGTTCCCGTTGGTGAATACGAATTAGAAGACGGGCGTATTTTAGTTATCGTTGAAGAAGGTATTATTTCTGAAGTGAAAGAAAAAGAAGAAGAAGTAGAAGAAGAAGTTAAAGAAGAAGAAACTACCGAAGAAATGCCTAAAGAAGAAGAAATGTCCGAAGCCGTAGCAACGCCTAAAAAAACTATCGAATCAATCGTTAAAGAAACTTTCTTTAGCGAAATCGAAAGACTTAAAGAAGAAAACGAAATGTTAAAAGCCGAATTGGCAAAGATTACTAAAGTTGACGAAGTAGCAACAGAAGCTACCGAACTTTCAGAAATTCCCGCGCCTATTTCTTTTAACCCCGAAAATGAAAGCGCAGTAACCCACGTTAAGATAGGTTCTAAAGCGCCTAAAGGAATCATTGATTCCGTGCTTAATAAAATGTATAAATAATTAAAATTTAATAAAATGCCAAATCCAACAATTACTACAACGTATGCAGGTCAATGGGCAGGGAAATATGTTTCCGCAGCTCTTTTGTCCGCACCAACTATCGAAGGCGGCGGGGTTACCGTTATGCCTAACGTAAAATTTAAAGCGGTTATCCAACGTTTGGAGACTACCGACTTTTTAAAAGATGCTACTTGCGACTTTACCCCCGTGGGTACGGTAGACCTTACCGAGCGAGTATTAGAGGTTAAAGACCTACAAGTAAATATGACTCTTTGTAAGTCTGAATTCCACAGAACGTGGCAGTCTATTGAAATGGGTTATTCTTCTTTCGATACTTTGCCTAAATCTTTTGCTGATTATCTTATAGCTTACGCCGCTGAAAAAGTAGCCGCTGCTAACGAGATTTCTATTTGGCAAGGTTCTTCTGCTACAAGTGGACAATTCGACGGATTGTATTCAACTGCGTTAGTTGACCCTTTATTACCACCCGCACAATTAGTTCCTTCAGTTGCTATTACTGCCGCTAACGTTATTGCACAGATGCAATTAGTGTACGATGCTATCCCTTCTAACCTTTACGGAAAGCCCGACCTTAAAATTTACGTTTCTCAAAACGTTGCTAAAGCATACGTTGCCGCCCTTGGTGGTTTCGGATTGCTTACGGGTTCTGAAGCTAACGCGGGTACTAACAACTTAGGAACTCAGTGGTATGCTAACGGAAGCCTTACATTTAACGGACTTCCCGTATTTATGGCTAACGGACTTCCTGCCGATTCAATGATGGCAACTACCGTATCTAACCTTTATTTCGGATGTTCACTTTTAAGTGATACTCAAGAAGTAAGAGTAATCGATACAAGCGCCACATTGGGAGATGATAACGTACGAATCGTTATGAGAATGGCAGCGGGTGCGCAATACGGAGTTATCGAAGATATCGTAGTTTACGGATAATCAATAACTAAAATATAACGGGGTGGTGGATAAACTGCCACCCTTTTTTTAAACTTTTAAAAACTAAAATAAAATGAGTTGCGATATAACACACGGACGCGAAGAGCAATGTAAAGACGCGGTTGGTGGACTTCGAAATATCTATATTTTGAACTATGGTCTTTACGATCCCCAAACCGACGTTACTTATGACACCGCAGTAGGTTATGAAGACCAAATTACGGCTATTGCTTTACCCGCTCTTTCAAACATTTACAAGTTTGAATTGAAAGGTACTAACTCTTTCGAACAAACTATTACAAGTTCACGCGAAAACGGAACTACTTTCTTCGAACAAGTATTGTCTATTCAGTTGAAAAAACAAGACGCCGTTACACACAAACAAGTTAAATTACTTTCTTACGGACGACCTAACATTATTGTAGAAAATAACAATAACCAATACTTTATTGCGGGTCTTGTTAGAGGTATGGACGTAACTGCGGGTACTATTGGAAATGGTACTGCCCTTGGAGATATGAATGGTTATGGATTGACTTTCACCGGACAAGAACCCGTAATCGCCAACTTCTTGGATTGTACAGACGAAGCGGGGTTAGTTGCTTTATTGAATAACCCTTCAGTAGTTAATTCATAAGAACTTTGTTTCATAGCATAAATTGGGGGTTAATAGCCCCCTTTTTTTTGCACAAAAAACACCTTTAAGAGTTATTATAATATGATAGTAGTTCAACAGACTAACGTTAGCCAAACGTTCGATTTTATACCAAGGTACGGAACGCCAACTACTTTAGAACTTACCGACGAAAATACTAACGTTATGGTAGTGGTTACGGGTGTGTTCACGGGTGGCGATTATGTACACTCTTTTAGTGGTGTGCTACCCACGGAAGAAAACCATTTTTATTGGATGGTACTAAAAGACGGAAGCGGAAATTTACTTTTAAAGGAACGTATCTTTTGTACTAACCAACCTATTAATACTTTCTCGGTGAATAACGGAGAATACATAAGCAATCAAACAACTAACGACTTCATAATGTATGAATAATATACACGTTTTACATTTAGCGGAATACCAACAGCCAACGATTCAAGAATCGAAGCGCGATAATTGGGTAGAATTCGGCGAAGATAATAACTATTTCGGTTATTTGATAGAAAGGTACACCAAGTCGACCACGAATAGCGCCATTATAAACAACGTAGCGCGACTTATTTACGGAAAAGGTCTTAGCGCCTTGGACGCTTCAAGAAAGCCCAACGAATACGCGCAAATGATGACTTTGTTTTCTACCGATTGCGTTAGAAAAATGGTCTTTGATAGAAAGTTATTTGGTCAATTTGC